AACTCATCTTAAAGATTATCCTACTTGGTGTCACCATAGCGTGGACATTAGGAAAGGCAGTCAACGAATGGCAGCGAATAAGGAACAAAAGCTAAGTAACCTGTTTGATTTAGTCTGTGATGATCTCACAGGTCGTGTTTCCAGCGGTGAAGCTACTTCTGCTGACCTTAATATTGCCAGACAGATGCTTAAAGATAATGGGATAACAGCAGCCCCCGCAGAAGCCTCTCCTCTTGAGGGGCTGGCTAATGCTCTCCCATTTCCTTCCTCTGACATTATTCAAGAAGCTAAAGCCTCAAACTAGCTTATCTACTGAAAAAGCCCTTAGAGGGCTACTAGAAGCCCTGCAATGGCTATTACTGTACCTAAAGAACTTCATGACTTTAGGAATTTTGTATACTTAGTTTGGAAACATCTAGGATTACCTGATCCTACTCCAACTCAATACGACATCGCTGAGTATGTAGATAATGGGCCTCGTCGGTGTTGTATACAAGCGTTTCGTGGTGTAGGCAAAAGCTGGATTACATCCGCTTATGTATGCCACCAGTTACTCGTAAATCCCTCTTTAAACATCTTAGTGGTCTCTGCGAGTAAAACTCGTAGTGATGACTTCTCTACGTTTACCCTCCGCTTAATTAGCGAGATGCCTGTCTTAAAGCATCTGATGCCGAGAGAAGACCAGAGAAGTAGTAAGATAGCGTTTGATGTAGGGCCAGCACCTGCAGCTCATGCTCCTTCTGTTAAATCAGTCGGAATCACGGGACAACTGACAGGTTCCAGAGCTGATCTTATCGTGGCAGACGATGTAGAGTCGTTAAACAACTCGCTGACACAGATGATGAGAGACAAAATAGCAGAGACTATTAAAGAGTTTGACGCTGTTTTAAAACCAGAAGGGCGTATCGTGTATCTAGGAACTCCTCAGACTGAGATGTCTATTTATAACATGCTGCCTGAAAGGGGTTATGAAATAAGAGTATGGCCAGCAAGAATACCATCTAATAAGACACTAGCAGCTTATGGAAACCGTCTGGCCCCTTATATTCTAGAAAAGTGTGAAGATAACGCAGAAGGCAGTCCTGTAGACCCAGAGAGGTTTGACGACATTGATCTTAGAGAACGAGAAGCTTCTTACGGCAAGAGTGGCTTCGCGTTGCAGTATATGCTGGATACTTCCTTAAGTGATGTAGGACGTTATCCTCTCCGCTTGAGTGATCTTATTATACACCCTTTAGATTTAGATGTAGCTTCCCCTAAACTTACGTGGGCTTCTTCACCTGAATTAGAGTGGAAAGACCTAGAATCAGTAGGCCTAGCAGGAGATCGCTACTATAGACCTATGGAAGTAGCTACTGACCACGTACCGTATACAGGAGCAGTCATGAGTATTGACCCTGCAGGTATGGGTAAAGACGAAACAAGCTACGCTGTAGTAAAGACATTAAATGGGCAGCTCTTTCTGACAGACTCAGGAGGCTTCCTTGGAGGCTATACTCCTGAAGTACTTAAAGAATTGGGTAATATTGCTAAGAAAAACAAAGTAAATGAGATCATCATAGAGTCTAACTTTGGGGATGGTATGTTTTCTCAACTACTGAAGCCCGTCTTAGCTGAAGAAGTCCATTATCCTTGTACTATTGAAGAAGTAAAACACTCTATTCAGAAGGAAAGAAGAATCATTGATACCCTAGAACCAGTGATGAACTCCCATAAACTTATAGTGGCCAAGGAAGTGGTTGAGAAAGATTTCAAAAACTTCAGTAGCCCCACTGATAAGGCCACAAGAAGCACTCTAGGAGGGAGTATGCAATTGTATCAACTGTTCTATCAGATGTCAAGAATAACCTTTGAAAAAGGAGCATTACGTCATGATGACCGACTAGATGCTTTAGCGATTGCTGTCGGATATTGGGTAGAGCATATGGAAGCTCATACTGATACTGCTGTGAAACAGTGGCGTGAAGAGCAGATAGACAAAGAATTAGAGAAGTTCATGGAGTCACACAACAAGATGTGGGGTAAAACTGAGTCAACTACTTGGATGTGATGTTGCCTTTAGGAACCTATGTGGATGCATTTTGGGTCAAAAATGTGAGTACCTATTCTACGTTTTCAACGTAAAGTTTTACCCCCCTAGGGGTAGCGGAACCCACTGGTAATCTAAATGACTCATAGCGTGTTTCGCTTTGTGTCTGTGTTTGTCGTCATCTGTCACCAAAAGAGCCGACCTATTGTCCACCCTCCTTCAATTCCACCTTCCTATGATCCACCTCAACATGGCATGGTGCTTAGTCTTTAATGAATGCAGTTCACCCAATCCAATAACTTAATGCACAACCACCGCAACTGGACACAACAGTACTACTATCACAGATAACAAGGAGGGCCTCCCCAACCAGCGGAACCACAGTCACAACCGTGGTGGTCTATCATCCCTTCATTAGCTTTCACACAAGTCTGACACTCCATCCTGCAGAGCCATACGTTATGCATGTGTTTTTCTAGCCTCAATGCTATCTTCAGTGAACGCAATTCTTGTAATCAGTTTTTCCTCAATGAGGCTTCTTCGCCATGTGGCCAAAGATGGCTGAAGTGCAAGTTTCACGCCAACCTTCTACTATCACATAAAGTACCGCTTTCGCTAAGTAAGGACGCTCCCGCTACAAGACACTGCTAGACTCCCGTCTAGAACATAAAGTCAGGTTGTCATGAAAAATGGAGTACTTGCTTTCAGCCACCAAAGGCGGCAACTGGTTAGTACTATCATTCATGTCCATGACAAAGCCTCAAGCAATCGCGTCTTTGGCCACAAAGAAAGCGAGCGAAGAAGCTCATTAAGAAAAAACATGAAACAAGTCATTACATTCACTGAAGACAGCATTGAGGCTGTAAAACATCACGCAGAACGTACAGCTCTACATAATGAAGAGTTCACTTGCATGACTAATGAAGGAAAGATAGGCCACCGTGACTATGGTTCCACAGATTGGGAAGGCAAAGTATTAATAGAATGTCCAGTTACGGGCATTAAGTCATTACATTGGGTAAAATGCACAGAAACTGAGTATCGGAGTGGAAGAAAATATATCCAAATGGATTGTCGGCCATACCATGTTGAGGCAAACCCTAGGAAGCAAGAAGTAAAAAAGGAGGGTGGGCAATAGTCCCCCTTTTTTGTTCCATGAAATATAATCAATATAATAATACTATCATCACTTATTCTAACACTATTAAATAATGAAATCATATAAAATCAAAATCACAGAAAGAGAAGCAATACTAATAGATATAGCTCTTAAAAGATTCTCTTATGCATGTACTAAAGGTGCATACACTACTGAAGATACCACAGAAATACAGATGCATTGCAGAAATGTAAGAACAAAGGTCGCAATGCCACTATTAAACAACCCTTATGCAGAAGAAGTTCTTAATCATGAAGATACTCAAAAAGAACTTCAAGAAGCATGGGCTGACAATGCAATCAAAGGAATCAGAAGCATATGAACAGAATCAATAACACTATAAATGTACCAGATAACCTAGTGCCATCACATTTAGATGCATTAGCTTATCACATAATCAGTAAAATCAGAAGTCACCTAAAAGACAGTGAACTACCTGAACGCCTTAGTGATGACATTAACAATATAATACAATGTGAAAAGATGAAGGCTATCATGTCGTATTCATATTCTATCTACACCAAGCCACTTAAAGATAAATAATACTATCATCACTCAATCTATAGAATTTCAATGTGTGTTACAAACGCATTGATTCTGCAAATAATAATAATAAATGAATAATGAAAATAAATACATCTTGAATGAACGACGAAGAGTTCGATTGGATGGAGTACGTGTCAATACTACTAAGCATCATTATGGCAGGGGTCGTTTACATGACATGCCAATACCTGATGACCAAGTGGGACAACCACAATACTCCAAAATCATGGTATCAGAGAAGAAAGCATCCAAATATAAACACATTGGATCTGGACTCAAATACCTCACCGTTAGTAATCCTAAAACAGCAAAAGGATTGGCCTACGGATATATCACTGCAATCTTACACTTGGCCCCTGCTAAATACAGTGGAAATGTCACGTGCCACAGGTTCAGTCAATGTGCTACAACGTGTCTCTATCATCAGGGTAGGGGGAAGTTCAGCACAGTTCAAAATGCTAGAATAAGAAGAACAAATGAGTTCTTTAATAATCGTGAAGCATTCTTCATGTCTATGCATCATGAACTATCACAACTCCAGTACAAACTACGTGGAGGAGACAATCCTAACTTATGTGTACGTCTAAATGGTACATCTGACATATGTTGGGAGGACATCAAAGTTAAAGCATTCGATAACAAGACTATATTCGATGCCTTTCCTAATGTTCAATTCTATGATTACACCAAATACAAATGGGGTACTCGTACAGCTTGGAACGATATGCCTATGAACTATCATCTGACTTACTCATTTGATGGCACAGAAGCAGACATTGCCAATGCCAAAGAAGTTCTATCAAACGGATGGAACGTTAGTGTTATATACACTAAAGAAAGCTACAAAAATAACATGGCAGAAATCGGCCAGAACACATTAACACAATGGGGTTATCCTACTTTTGATAATGAGTTAAACGATTTGCGTTTTCTCGACGCTAGACCTCAAGTCTTAATCGGGAAGGAGAAAGGCTACTCCAATATAGCCATATAAAAAGAAATACAGTATGAAATCATACAATATAATAGACCTAAAGGGGAAGGCACTAAGCACTTCCGAAGCAATAGAAGAAGCAGGTATCAACTGGAATACTACTACTGGTAAATCAGGAGTACTAACCTATGATCCTTATCTTAATGTAGAAAGATGGAAAACAATACCATCAAAGAAAGGTGTTTATCGCACTGACACACAAGAACCACTTGGAGACTGTATAGTTGGACAAGGGTTTGAGCTGGTTCAGAACGATGAAGCATTCTCTATCTTTGATAAAATACTATCAGATTCTCATGCAGAGTTCATATCTGGTGGTCACTTCCATAACGGAGCGTCTGTGTTCTTGCAGTGTAAATTGCCTCAGACACAAATGTTCCAGAATGGTGATTCTACTCAAAGATACTTGTTAATCAGTCAAGGACACACTGGTCAACAAGCACTTACAATGAGGTTCACTCATATAAGACCATCGTGTTACAATACGTTGGTAGCAGCACTGAATGATTCTAATTATTTTTATTCACTGCGTCACACACGGAATGTCCGTCAGAAAATAGAACAAGCTGTCGAGTTCATGAAGCTTGGGCTAGGACATCTCGATAAAGTTGAGAAGCGATTCAATCAATTCACAACATTAAAGTTAAGCGAAGAAGAACAACTTAACTACCTTAAGTTATGTTACGACAGGCCAATTGATTCCAAGATTGATGATTTCAATAACTGGAAAAACATTGAACCTATCTTCCTTGACGCGAGAGGTAAAAACTTCTCAGAAGGCACTCTATGGCATCCTTATAATGTTGTCACTGAGTTTGAAGATCATCACTCACGGGTCAACAGGCCCAAAGGCAGCAGAATGAACGATGCTGAGTGGGGTCAAGAGATACATAACCACCGTAGAGTACGCTCTATGTTTGCTAAAGGTACGGTAGCACGTAAGACCAAAGCTTTCACACTTGCTAATGATGTAGCAGAAGGCCGACTTGATCTTAAGTCAGGTAAACGTCTAGCTCCTAACACAGGATTCGCTGCTCACGTAGCGTAACAGTAGGTCATATGTGGGAGTCATCTTCATACAACAGGATTACCAGTTATTGAAGGTGGCTCCCTAACTTTAAATACTATCATAA